CACAGATTAAACCTTTTGTTGTGTCTCTAGGAATACTAGCATTAGAGAAGAAAATTCTATATTGAGTTTTGTCTGGTATGACAACACTATTAAACTCGTCTACATCAGATACACCTGAAAATCTTTCTTGCACAGGTTTACTAATTGTGCCTAGCTCAACATCTCCAATTTTTTCTGTACCTGCAATAGTTCGCAAACCATCTTTACTTAGAAATACAACATCCCCTGCAAACTCTTGTATAGTAAAACCGTTAGAGCAACCTATCTCGCGTGTTATGGGTTGAACAGTAAAGTCAGCTATTGTACTTCCCGCTAATCTAAATATTCTCTCTTCACAGAAAATATATAAAAAGTTTCTAAACGGAATTAATCCAGTTATAGGACTATCTACACCTATAGTGCCTGCACCATTTGCTGCAGAAAAATCATCATCAGTAAAGGGTGCAGTAAATACTAACTCTTGTGGATTACTTGACATGCCTGCAAAAAACAAAGCATCTTTAAATCCAGTAACGATAGAAGGGTCTGCTGGTGCGCCTGTGCCTGTTAAATCTGTAACAGTTGTGTTGTCATATTTAGATGCTGGATTAGACCCATCTGCCCACACTATAAAATCTGTGCCTGCTAAATTATATCTAAAAAATGTATATCTGCCTGCGCTTGTTCTTCCTGAATCAATTTGTGTCCAACTACCTGTAGTGCCGCCTTTGTGTACCTTGCCACCTCTAGCCGCAAGCACATTACCTTTAAAATATGCAGACATTAAAATAGGTTCAGAAGAACTTGCGTCTTGTGGAACTATGTTACTATTCCATTTTTGATAGCCCGATATTCTTCTATAACCACCTGTAATGGATGGCTCAAAATTTTCTAATTCCGTAGCTGTACCCGGTTGTTGTGCAAATGGAGTTTGGTCTAATATTAACCCGCCTTCACATGCAAATATAAATGGATTAACGCCAGATGTATCTGCCATTTAAAACTCCTAAAATGTTGCTACGTTAATACCATATCTTTGTGAGTGTGGCATATATGTTGACCTAACATAATCTGTTCTATTCAAAAGAATAGACTGCATATGCTTTATACCTTCTTCAAACCTAGTAAAGTTTAATCCATACTGCTGTGCCTCACCCCTATATTGATAACCATACGCAGTAGCACCATCTGCGATAACTTGCCTAAACTGCTCTGGAATAGTGGGAACGTCTGTAGCTGCAGTTAAGGCTGTAGGGCGAGAATATCTTTCATACTTTAATTCAAATGCCTTATCGGGAAAAGGGTATAAGCCATAGTTGTTGTCAGGTGTACGAAATACGTACGTAGGAATACCACCTGAACCGCCTGTTGTTTCTTGGTCTATGAATCTATCTACATATTCTTTGTAATCGAGAACTCTTAAAGTAACACCTGCTGTTCCCAGTGTATCATCTTTGCTTATACGAAAAGTTTCGTAGTCTACGTGTTGTGTTCCTGCGGGTATGGTGTAACGAGTTTGATTTGCAACTAATGTTTCAGTATGTGTTGCATGACTAAAAGGCCAGCCATACTCTCGTTGATTAATATAATTAATGGCATCGTTTACTGCGTTTTGACATTGTATCTGAAACCCTCTAGCAGACGTAAAATTAGCTGCTGTCAAGGCTGGCTCATTCATACGAGCAAGAACTTCATTTGTCAAACCAAGGTAATCATATGCCATAGCAAATCCTTTAATGAAAGTGAGGGGGCAAGTTGCCCTGCCCCATCACGTTATGTTATGCGAGTGTGTCGCGGTCTACCTCATCGGCGGTCAATGAACCGGGGTCATCAACATCCATGCAGACAGCAAACATGCGGATTTTACCGCCTGTTGTCGTACCTGTCATTGCTTGGATTTCAACATCAATAGTGTCTGAAGTGCCGCCAATAAGAACAGGAGTTTGTCCTGCCTTAAATGCATAGTCACCTACAGATGCGCCATCAAAGTCAAATCCGTCAACAAAGTTATCCAAGTCCCCACCAGTAACACCAAAGTCAAAATCTGTGTCGGTAGAAGTACCAGCGTGAGCTTCAGTAACTTCAAAACCAGCACACATGATGAGTGTATTAGCTGGGATAGTCAGACCCGGAATCACATCGTTAGCAGCAAGGGCAGTACCCTTATCTGTAACAGCTTGTGAGAAGTCCAACTCTGCTGAAAGCAGGTAAGGTTTACGACCACGTGCATCATTTCCACGTTCTACAGAAGTAGTATTATCACCTAAAGCCATAATTCAGTCTCCCTTACGCCAAGCAATAAGCCGCAGTTGCGATTGCTTCAGGACGAAGAATCTTGCGGCCATACAGATGCATACCACGGACGATATCAGCAAAGCTATCCGGGTCGCGATAAGTCTCAGTCTTGTTAATCTGCTCTGCAGTTGCAACAGCAGAAGAATGACCAGCCACGATTATACCCATGTTACTAGTATTCGGAC